CCGAGCGTACATGCTCGATGATTGTCCGATCTCCCAATAAGTTCCCTTCATGAGAATGGGCATCCCAAAATACCCACTCCGGTAGATTAAGTTCTATTTGTTTCATAGATTATTGTAGGCCTCTACTATTTTATATAAACTCCTCGTTATTCTTTAGCCGGCTCCATGCCTCCTCTCGGCTGGATTCTTCCGAGCGGGCGTGTACCTCGTCGCCTCCCGATAGATAGACTTTTATTAGATATTCCATAATGATCATTCTATATCTTCTATCGCATAATCTCCAGATGCAGCAGGAGCAAGCTCATTTACAATACTGTCAATTTTTTCCGCATCTTCATCAGATATTTCTATCTGCATATTTTCATTGCAGATCATATTAATACCATTATTTTCTAAAATCTCCAATAATTCACGATTGTTGCAATATAATGTCTTCATTTTTATTTGCCCGTCATGCCGATAGCTCAGCGTTTAATTATTTAAAACGCTAAGTTGGTGTAATATGCGACGCCATTATTCATGTTCACGTTGAATTTTTTGCCATCCTCTAATCTGGCTACTATTTTATAGCATCCCTTCTTCGAGTCATTATATATATGGCTTAACTCGTAATATTCATCTTCGGCAACATGGACAAATTGCTGAAACCGGTTGTAAACTAATTTTAGTTCAACGTCTCTCTTAGAGAATCCATTTTCGTACTTAAAAGTTTTCATGATTTTATGCCGCTTATAGGTTGCCGCCCTTTCTATTGTTATTTCTGTATTGCAAATATACTATCAAATTTGATAGTACGCAAGTTTTTCAATGATTATTTTTTATGCTTTATGGCATATTTTCTTTCTCTTTTTCTTCCAGCACTTTTTTAAGCTGATATAGGCTCAAAATATCATACTCAAATGTCGGATTGTCCCAATTTTTTCGGACAGAGTTCGTTTGGACAGAGATAAATTTTCGTAAGTCAAAGATATATTGACATTGTGACAGTCTTATCTCGTTAAATGTGATATCGTAGTTATCGAACCACTCCAAAAGTTGTTTTAGTTCCTCGTTCATGGTTATACAATAAAATTTGTTCTCGCAAATATACCAATAATGCCTATATGACCGGACCTAACTATGCACGAATAATTCGTAGATGATAGAAAACAGTATAGAATAGTTGATTTTTTGGTGTCCGATGGGAGATAATGATCAAAGTAACAAACACGAGTCACTTTATTTATCTCTTTTGCGAGAAAAGACAAGATTATGATCGGAGCGATAGTTGGAGCCGCCACTTCCTTGGCGAGTGGCATTGCCGGGGGAATAAAGGCAAGGAAGGCGGCTAGAAAAGCGAACGCCGTGTTGGATAAACAGGCAAAGGAGAATGAGGATTGGTTTAACCGTAGGTATAACGAGGATTATACCCAAAGCGCGGAGGCGCAAGCCGCCTTGACCAAGGCTAGGGAATTAGCGGATGAGCAGTACCGTAAGGCCTCCGGTACCGCCGCGGTCGTAGGAGCTACTGATGAGTCCGTAGCGCAGGCCAAGAAAGCGGCGGGCGAGGTGATATCCGATACCGCCAGTGGTATAGCCGCTAACGCTACCGCACGGAAGGATGCTGTGGAATCCCAATATCTCAACACCAAGAATAATATCAGTAACCAAAGGCTGTCTATCTATAATCAACAGGCGGCAAACGCCACGCAAGCGGCTAATCAAGGATTACAGGCAGGGATGGGCCTCGTTGGGGCTGATGCGCAAGCCCATCTTGACAAGGGTAAGGGATTATTCGAGTCTATATTCAAAAAGTAACAACCATGACATTAGAAGAAAGATATAATAGGAAAAGGACCCCGGTCGTTCAAAGGCCGGAATTGTCCACTACGCCATTGGTTGAGCCGGAGGTTGCCGGAAGCCAGAACCCTATAGCTCCAACCGTGGATAATACGGATGAGACCGCTCCGCAAGCGAGCGTTGTCGAGCCTCAAATGAACGATTACCAATGGAACCAAAGGCTTTATGAGACGCTCTTTCAAAAGCCGATAAGTCAAGAGGAGGAGGAGAGAAGAAAACGGGCCGCTTCCGTAGCTACTGGAATCGGGCATCTAGGCAATGTGTTGTCTTCCTTCTCCAATTTGGCATTCGCGGGAGAGGCACCTTCGCAGAAACTACCCACCGTAGCTGATCCTAAACTACAATCCTATTCTGACAGGTTGGAGGCTATCAGGCAAAGATACGGGGCCGGGTATCTGGCCGCAAGGCAAAACGACATCAATAGTTATCAAAGGGCATTGCAGCTTTATAGACAGGATCAAGCGAGAAAAGCCCAGAATGATTTGGAAAAGGCCAAGATAGCGCAAAGTGCCGCTCAATTCGCAATAAAGAATGACAGGGAGGAGCGGAAGATGAAACAGGATGCCGCATATAAAGAGAGAGAGTTGGGTATAAGGCAATCCAATCTCCATAGTCTTGAGCAATATCGTACCGCTAAAGCTAATGGCTCTGGGGCGGATAAGTCTATTGACATCATCGGCAGAAACGGTAAACGTTTCACTTTGTCCGGTAAGGATAAAGATGGGGTTATCGCTTATATGTATAAGAGGATGTTGGAGTATGCGGAAGATCATCCAAAAGAGAATAAGAGTATATCGGATATATCGTGGCAGTTTGGTGAAGGTGGAGACCAAAAGACCAAACAAGCCGCTATTGTCATGAGTAATATTCAGAATTTCCCGGAATTATACGATGAGTTTGATCAGATAATTGGATCGGGAGGTTCTTCTACTAGTACTAACAAGAAAAGTATAGGTTGGGATAATAATTCGAGTTCTAAAAATGTAGGTTGGTAAAATTATGGAAGTGAACAATACCAGAAAATTATATGACGCTTTAAAAAGCGATGGATATACTGATTTGGGCGATTTTTCCTCTTTTGAGGGGAAATTGAAAGACTCAGGTAAGCGTGAAATGCTTTATGATGTCTTGAAAAAAGATGGATGGCAAGATTTAGGAGATTTCTCCCAATTCGAGAGTAAATTAGGCTATGCTCCAATTAATAACGAGAATATTAAAGAGACAGACTATGTTTCCCAATCAAGTGTTAATCCTCCTCCTATATCCCTAAGACAAGAGGTTGATATTCCCAAATCAGATCAATCCGAGTATGTTAATCCATGGGATAATTCTGCCGATTATAATTTTGAGTCCTTGCGTAAAAAAGGAAAGATTGAGACCGCTACTCCTCCACCTCCTACGGAGTATGAGAAGGATTCTTCTTTTATGAATACTTGGGCTGGAGACGCTATACAGAAGCTAAACGCAGGAGGAGCCGATCTTGGTGCCGGTATCTTTGGGGTATTGGATAAGGTGTCCAAAGGACTGGAATCCGCAACGGGAGGACTGATCCCACGTGGCGGGGCATTCAAGGATATCTCAGATAGATTTAAGGCTGATGCGGAGTTTTCCCGGGCAAGGTCAAACAGATACAATGGCAAGGATTTCACCGATCTGTGGAAAGAAGGGAATTATATGGGTGCCATAGGCGATATAGCCTTGCAAGGCGTAGAGTCGCTTCCGATGTCAATCGGGGCCATGGCCGCAACAATGGCCGGAGCTCCAGCGGCCGGACTCGCAGGTATAGGATCAATAGTGGCTAGCCAGAAATATGATGATCTTGACCAGAATAACCCAAACATGGGAGAGTTCGCAAAGGTATCTAACGCTATTCTTACTGGTACGGCAGAATCCTTGTCTGAGATGCTGGGCGCTGGCGTATCCAAGGCTTGGATGTCAACCTTATTCAAGACGTTAGGAAAGGAAAAGGCACAAGAGGCTATCAAGCGTGGCATAATGGGTAAGATGCAAGAGTTCTATAAAAAATTCGGTATGTTTTTCGAGCCTGTAAATGAAGGTATCGAAGAGGTATCTTCCACGCTAGCGGAGAATATAACGGATAAGATAACTGGTGCGGATCCGGAAAGGGATTTGACCGATGGTGTATTGCAGAGTTTTGTCTATGGTATGGGAGGCGGCGCTTATTTTACTGGAGCCGGAGCGTTGGCTAAAGGTGCGCAATACGTAGCGGATAAAATAGGAGGCAAACAGGCTCAGCAGCCTATCACCGATTCCAATGTAACAGATCAAGGCGTTGAAACTCCTCCTCTATTAACTAAGTCAAGGTTTGCCGAGGCAGAGGAAGAAGGTCGAAATATGACTGATCCGGGCGATATACGGACGGCGAGCAAAAAGATGGAAGAGACAAGGCTTTCCCTATCTGGAATGGTTCCGGGTTTGGCTAGTACGATAGAAAGCTATGTGGATGATGGAGCTAGCGAGGCCCAAGTGATGAGTCTTCTTGATGGAGTTAATGCGGATGCCCGTCCGTTAGCCGAGGATTTCTACGCTGATTATCTCAGGATATCCGGTTTGCAGGATCGTATAGGCGAGGAAATAGACAATGAGGTTGAAACTTACGTTGCCAATAATATTACTCCTTATGTTACCACGAATCCTGATGGTCAGTCTATCGTTACCACAGCTACGCTTAGCGAGGGAAATGAGGAAAGACCTGTGTACGTTAGGAGTATCGAGGGAGATAAGGCCGTTATTTCCGATAACGGACAGGATCGGATGGTCTCGGTGAAAAGGTTGAGCGATATAGTAGAGCAAGATGCCGGTCATATGAGACGGACCTATGAGGATCAATTATTGGCTACCCGCCAGTCCGAGCTTGACATGACCATGCATCATAATCCCAAGACGCAATTACCAAAGCCGGGGTTGATCATATGGAACGGGGATAATGCGTTTATCCTTCAAGGACAAGATGAGAACGGTGATTGGATCGCTCAACCTGCGGCTTATGATAGAGAAACCGGGCAGGTGACAGCCAAGAATGGCTCTTCCCCCGCAATGCCTATAACAGAGAATGAGATTCTTGATCTTCAAGATGCCATATATGACGCTCAACAAGTTAATGTGATGTCGCCAGAGGATGATAATGTAGCAAGTGCTGATGCCGAGATAACCTCTGCACCTCCCATGGAAGATGCGATCAACCAGCCAACGAGTGAGATTGAGACGGAAGGTGCCATTGATCAGATAGCACAACCTAGCAATGTAGAGAATCCCTCCATGGTCATGCGAGAAGATGGTACGCCAGATTTCGTATCGTCAGGAACGGATATGGCCTTGGATTTCCTCTATGATAAATATGGCGATAAGATGCCAAGGAAGATCGAGGTGACGAGAAAGTCTTTCGATGAAAGCCTTAAAAAAGCGTCTGATGCCTTGGAAAAGGCGCAAGAGGCATACGATGACGCCCCTATCGGAAAAGAGGATAAGGCCGAGGCCGCATTGATAAAAGCCCGACAAGAATATGAGGCGATCAAGGTCGAGGCTGATTTCTGGGCTAATCTTGATGATGATATCAAGGAGGCCAGCAAGAAGCCGAGTGATGTCATAGCAAAGGAGATCTCCGTGATGGGTGATCCTATGAGCGGAGAGGAGCTTGCGGCCATGATGCTGGCTAATGGGGCGATCAAATTGACACGTGACAGTTACAAGAAAGAGACCGGTGCCGGGAATAATGAGACTGCAAGAATGTTCGGATTGTTCGCCTCTCCGGAGAAAGGCGGTGTTAATATAGAGAGGGCAGGTGAGATATTGGAGCTTGCCGATAGGGAGAATGGCACTAACTTCTTCGATGAGAACGATACGAACGCCGGAAGGGACGCTATCATAGAGGTCTTGTCTTCCGCTCATACACGTGGAGACTTGATCGATTATGTCAAGAGGAACCGTGAGGCGATCGCTGAGCGTGAGAGACAGGCCGAGTACAACGCTTACGCTGAGTGGTGCGAGGAGAATTATCATATGTCCCCGGAAGAATACGAGGCGTATGAGGAAAGCATGGCACGTGATTTCTCGGAGAAACAATTGACTGATGAGGAGCGAGGCGAGCTTGATTCGCAAATCATGGATGAAATACAGGCCATAATTGACGAACAAAATGAAATAGACGCTATCTTAGCGCAAAATAAACCGATAGAAAATGAAAACATTGAAGGAAATGACGAAAGCGGAGGCGATGGCTTACGCGAGGGAGGCGGCGAGGTATTGCCAAGAGAACAACTTGATCAGACCGGGGGAACTGGAGAGGTTGAGGGAAGAGAATCGGCTGGCCCCGACATTGATCGCACGGATGGAGCTACACAAGAAGGCTCATCAAGGGGACTAGTTCCTTTTGTCGCTCCTTCTCCAAAGGAGAATGAGACCCCATTGGACTATGCCGAACGCATAGTTGAGGCTAAGAGATTGCACGAAGAGGAGCTAAAGGTTGATACCAATCCAACAGAGGCGCAGAAAGAGGCCGGCAATTACAAGAAAGGCCATATAAAGATAAACGGTTTCGATGTCACCATAGAGCAGCCCGCCGGTTCCGTCCGTTCCGGTAAGGACGCTAATGGAAAAGAGTGGTCTGTTACCATGAACAACACTTACGGTTACATTCGAGGTACTGAAAGTGTGGATGGTGATCATATAGACGTATTCCTAGGTCCGGATATGAATAGTGACATGGTGTATGTCGTGGATCAGGTGAATACTGATGGCTCATTCGATGAGCATAAGGTTATGATGGGATTCCCTTCATTGGAAGACGCTAGGTCAGCTTACTTCTCAAACTATGAGGACGGTTGGCAAGGGTTAGGTAACATTACCGGGGTAGCGTTGGATGAGTTCAAGAAATGGATTGATTCCTCGACTCGCAAAACAAAGCCCTTCTATGAGTATAAGGGAATTAAACAGGAGGAAGGCGATATTTCTAAAAATAATGATTCTGATAATTATAGCATTGTTCCCTCCCAATATACTACCAAGAAAGGAAAAGTTCTTGATATGCGGTTATTGAAGTTCGGTAATGAATTATCGAAGGAACAGCAACGTGCCGCCAAAGAGCTGGCCAAGGCTGAAAAGGGTTGGTATGACAGGGAACAGCGAGGTTTCATGATGCGTAGCGATGAAAGCGCAAGGCGGTTGGCCGATACCATTCTTGGCGATACCGATGCCGTAAGCGATGCGCAACCTATTTCTCTTGAAGACACACGCAGGGTTGTAGAGCCTCAAAAGGTAAATGTAGAAAACCTTATTGGTGATATCAACGATAAGGGCAAAGCCAAATTGAGTGATCGTACCGTTACCCCTAGCGGTAACCGCCTTGTTACCGATGAACGGTATGCGGAACTCCGTGAGCGCATGCGCAGGAAACTAGGCGGTCAAATGAATATGGGTGTTGATCCTGAGATATTGGCGATAGGTACTGAAATGGCGGTTTATCATATAGAGAAAGGATTGCGTAAGTTCTCTGATTACTCAAAGGCAATGATCGATGATCTAGGTGACGCTATACGACCGTATCTTAAAGCATTCTACAATGGAGCGAGGGATTTGCCCGAAGTAGGAGATAACGGATGGGATAAGGATATGACCGCTTATGAGGATGTCCGTTCATTTGATGTAGCTAATTTTGATAAGCCTGTCCCGGATATAATGGATGCCGCCGAGACCGTGGTTAGAGAGACAGAGATTGCCAGACAAGCGAGTGCCGCGAAGAAAAAAATAAAAAATAGCCGGAAAAAGCAAACGGACAACAAAGACAAACCATTACCTTTGTATGGTAACGATTTATTCACTCCTAATAATATAAAAGACAATGAGCAAGGAAATTCAAGAGCGGATCAAGGCGTGGGAAGAAAAGCACGGGAAGAGGATCGAGGATCTGAACGCGGAGGAGACCGTGGAGGCGTGCATGGAAGTGATGTGCTTGACACGGAGCGAGGCCGAGGAATACCTATCAGCGACAGCGACAAGCGGCCTGTTGTAAGGAATCAAAACAATTTCAGCTTCCCGGAGAAAGGTATTGAGCTTCCTTCCGGTGATATATCCAAGCTAAAAGCCAATATTGAGGCGATAGAAACGCTGAAAGACGTAGAGGACGGCCAAGGAAAACCTACCCCGGAACAACAAGCCAAGATGTCAAGGTACGTTGGATGGGGAGGTTTGGCCGAAGCCTTGAACGAAGGCAAATACAACGCGCGTGACAACAATTGGACTAAGGATCGAAATTGGAATGATAAGTATCTACGTTATTACGAGAAACTAAAATCCTTATTAAGTAAAGAAGAGTTCGACAGTGCCGTCCGTTCCACGACAACCTCTCATTATACCCCGTCCGAGGTCGTGGAAAGCTTATGGGGAATAACGGAGAAACTTGGATTCAAGGGCGGCAATATCAGTGAACCCGCTATGGGTATAGGCAACATAATCGGTATGATGCCTAGGTCTATATCTGAAAACTCAAGTATAAGCGGGTTCGAGATAGATAGTTTGTCCGGTCGTATGGCAAAGGCCTTATATCCTGACGCTAATATAAAGGTACAGGGATATGAGAAAGCGTTTTCTCCAAACTCGAAAGACTTAGTTGTCACCAACGTCCCATTCGGGAAAAACGCTCCATATGATAAGGTTTTAGATAAGCAATTCAGGAAGAAACTTGGTTCCTCTTATAATCTCCATAATTATTTTATCCTAAAGGGGCTTCTGGAATTGAAAGAAGGTGGTCTCGGCGTATTCGTCACGTCCTCGGCTACGATGGATGGGGCCGATAGTAAGTTCCGTGAGTACGTGAGTGGAAACGGTTATGATCTGGTCGGAGCTATTCGATTGCCTAATGACGCTTTCCAGAAAGGGGCCGGCACGAGTGTTACGGCCGACATCGTTATATTCCGTAAAAGAAAGTATGGGGAACCTTCGAATGGGATAGGGTTCACTACTACAACGCAAATAGGTGAAGGAACTTATATGGAGGACGGGGATAAAAGGAGCAAGCCTATCATGGTGAACGAGTATTTCTCCAATCATCCCGATATGATGTTAGGTGATATGATGACCGCTTATGACGCTGGTAGCGGAGGTCTATATAGTGGAGCGTCCCAGACATTGAAAGCCAAACCCGGGGCCGATTTAAGCAAGGAACTATTTAATGCTATTGATAACTTACCAAAGAATATCCTATCAGGTGTTGTAGAGACTAAAGGGCCGGAGGTTGTGGGTGACTCCACTTTGAAAGATGGTACTATTACCGTCCAGAATGGCAATGTCTTTGTTTTAGATGGGGACTCGTTAAAACCGATTAAGGCAAATCCTACGTTCGTTCATAATGGTAAGACCCGGAAAATAGCGGATGCGGTAAATGATTACAATGATATAAAGAAAAATCTATACGATCTTATCCATGATGAGCAAACAAAGGGTGTGGACCCCGAGCCCGCGAGGAAAAGGCTAAACAAAGTATATGATGCTTTCGTGTCCAAATATGGGACACTTAACAGGAACAAGGCTTTGGACGATATTTTCGCCGAGGATGTTGAGCATGGATTACCCTTCTCTTTGGAGACCGTTAGAAGGGTACCTTCCACGACCGGAAAATCCATGGTATGGGAAGTCTCGAAAGCAGATGGTATCTTGAATAAGCGTGTAAGTTATCCATTCGAGCTGCCGACAAAAGCGGATAATGTCTTGGATGCCGTCAATATAAGCAAGTCATATAAAGGTAATATTGATATACCTTATATCTCGGAGATAACGGGTATGGATGAGGAGAACGTGACAAACGAGATACTAGAGAAGGGAATTGCTTATAGGGATCCTGTTACCGGCAATATAATAGATAAGAGCGAATATCTCTCTGGAAACGTAAAAGATAAGTTGGTCGAGGCTAGGGCGGCCTTGGAAGATCATCCGGAGTTTCAAAAAAACGTGGATGACTTGGAAGCCGTACAGCCAGAACGTATACCCTATGGTGAGATAAGTTATCGACTGGGGACTACATGGATCCCGTCTGAGTTTATAAATAATTTCGCTGATAATGTACTGGGTATATCTTACGCTAACGCTAATTTTATTCCGGAGATCGGTGAGTATATTCTTGATAAGAGGGCGTTCATAACCGATTACGCTAAAGCCGGTCAATTCAAGACTGAGAGAATGGACGCTATAGACGTGTTCAAGGCCGCTCTTAACCAACGTAAACCCAAGGTTTATGACGAGATTAAATATTATGAGGACGGTAAGCAGAAAACGAGAAGGGTCGTAAACGAGCAGGAGACACAGGCCGTTGCCGAGAAAATATCCGACATGTCCGATAAGTTCGTGGAGTATATTGATTCTAAAACGATGTTTCATGGTCGTATTGAGGACGTGTATAATGATAAATATAACAACTATGTACTAAAAAAGTATGACAAACCGGTTTTTGAGCATTATCCTAACGCTAATAAGAATATAACACTTAGGGATCACCAGAGCAAGGCGGTGCAACGTTGTCTATCCGAGAGCACGTTACTCGCTCACCAAGTCGGTACGGGTAAGACCTTTACCATGATTACGTCCGCTATGGAAATGAGAAGGCTAGGTATAGCGAAGAAACCCATGATCGTTGTCCAAAACGCTACCCTAGAGGATTTCGTCCGTGACTTTTATAAACTGTATCCTTCCGCTAAGATTCTATCTCCGACAAAGGAGGAGCGTAATGCCGATAATAGGACAAGGCTGTTCAATCTTATAGCTACCGGAGATTTTGACGCTATCGTTGTCCCACAGTCATTCATGGCGTTTATCCCGGATAGCGAGGAAAGGGAAAAGGCATATATCCAAAAGCGTATAGATGATTTTGAGGAGGCTGTCGATCGCATAGAAGACAAGGCTTTACAGGAGAGATTGAAAAGGGAGGCCAAAAGTATGCGTGATTCTCTGGAAGGTATAAAGAAAGGGAAAAACGTAAAGGGCAAGGCAAAGACTGCGGAGACTATCACGGCCAAGACGGAGCGTATTCTTGACAGGCGGACTGATAATGTCATGACGTTTGAGCAAATGGGTGTTGACGCTTTGTTTATTGACGAGGCGCATAATTATAAGAAGATCGGGTTTCCAAGCAAGATGTCGAACGTTAAAGGTATCGATACGAGCGCGTCACAAAGAGCTAATAGTATGTTGCTAAAAGCCCAATGGATATCTGAGAATAATGGTGGTCGAAACGTGGTTCTGGCAACCGGTACCCCTATCACTAATACAATGGCAGAGGTCTGGACTATGATGAATTTCGTGGCACCCGATATCCTAGACGCATATAATATCAATAGCTTTGACGAGTTCGCTACCACTTTTGGAACGGTTGAGCCGTCATTGGAGTTTACCGCTACCGGTAACTTTAAGATAGCCGAGAGGTTCAAGAGCTATACGAATGTCCCGGAGCTTATAAAGGCGTTCAGGAGCCATACGGACGTTGTCTTGACTGAGGATGTCAAGGAGTTCAAGGAAGACAAGAATATCCCTAAGTTGAAAGACAATAAGATGACCAATGTCATTGTCGAGAAGAACGAGGACTTGGAGGATATCATGCAAACCCTTATTAAGAAATTAGAGGATTATAACAAATTGACAGGAAAAGAGAAGAAGGATAAGAGCGCACTACCCTTGGTCGTGTTCAGCAAGGCTAAACAGGCTGCGATTGACCTTCGCTTGCTTAATCCTACATTTCCCGACAATCCTGATAGCAAGACAAACAAGGTGGTCGATAACGTGTTGAGATTATATAAGGAGAGCGATAAGGACAAAGGCACGCAACTTATATTCTGCGATAGTTATCAATCCCCTTCTGAGACTCCAAAAATGGATTTATTCGATGTCGATTTATCTGTTCCTCAGTTTAATTTGTACAATGATATAAAGGAAAAGCTTATCAAGGGAGGTATTCCGTCTAATCAGATAGCTATCGTTGGCAATTATGAGGGAGAAAGGAGAAACGCCTTGTTCGATAAGGTCCGTAATGGGGATGTGCGCATTCTTATTGGAAGCACGGAGAAAATGGGAGTGGGTGTCAACGTGCAAGATCGTCTATTCGCCCTGCATCATATTGACGCTCCAATCAGGCCTATGGATTTTGAGCAACGCAACGGTCGTATCTTACGACAAGGAAACTTATACGCCACATGGGATAAACCGGTGAACATCGTCACATATGGCGTTAAAGGTACCCTTGACGCTACCGCCTATGACAGGCTTCGTATAAAACAAAACTTCATCAACCAAATGATGAAAGGCGATATATCGTCTCGTGTAATGGAGGAGCAAGACGATAGTGATCCGTCTGGAATGACATTTAGTGAGATGGCGGCGACGTTATCAGGAGATAAGACCGCCCAACTGCTGTTTGTGGCACAGAACAAGTTAAAGAAATTGCAAAACTCCAAGAGGAGCGATCTTAACAGTAAGTCTTCCATGCGTGACTCTATATCTAACTCCAAACTTAGGATACAAGAATACAACAGCCGGAAGGATATCATGGAAAGGAACGCCAATATCGTAAAAGAAAACTTCCCTGATGGGGTTGAGTCCGTGACTGTTAAAGGCAATACTTTCAGCGATGGTATATCGAATGAGCTTACGCCCATTATTGATGATTACTATGATAGATATACGCTTGACAGAAACACCCCTCCTCTGAAAATCAGTCTCAATGGAGGAAAAGGCGAGGCAATCGTGCATTTCAATGAAGGAATGATGGTCTATAGTTTATATTTAGGAAAGGAAAAACTGGTTGAGAATCGTGATTTTAGCGGCGGCAGGGGTTTGATGGCTAGCATTGACAGGCAGTTGGGGATTCCCGCTAAATCCGTCTCAGATATAGCCACTAAAATAAAGGCAGAGGAAAACAAGATAGCGGGATTAGAGGAAGCCGTTAAGAAACCGTGGGGAAAAGAGGATGAACTTAATGCGGCTCAGGCAGAGGTTAATGATCTGCAGAGACAATTAGTTGAAAAAGCTAAAGCTGAGGATATTCAGTTAGAATCAACTCTTGACGTTGATGGTACGTTGGTAAAAGAGGAAGGAGAGACTCGATTTCGATTCATGGGAGTAGATACAACTAATAATCAAGATAATGTAAGTTCTATTGAATCCTCAATCAACGGTTGGTCAAACAAGCTTAATACCCCTGTCAGGGTAATCCATGACGTGGACGATATAACCGATACGGATGAGAATATGTTGGCCCGTAAGAGAGATTCCAAAGGCTGGTATGACACTTCTACCGGGGAGATAGTCATAGTATCACCTAATTCCACGTCCGTAGGTGACGCTCAAAGGACTTTCCTCCATGAGGTGGTAGGGCATCACGGGTTACGTGAGCTATTCGGGGATGATTTCGATACTTTCCTTGATAACGTGTATCGGAACGCCAACGTGGATATCCGGAAAAATATCATTGACCGGACTAAAGGCAATCCTCTTAACTTGCGTGAGGCTACAGAGGAATACATCGCTGAATTAGCGGAACGTGGTTTCGATAACAAGGCCGAGCGTTCGTTATGGGAAAAGATCAAGGACTCTTTTCTTGATATGTTGAGAAAGGCCGGTATTAGCCTTGATTTCAAGTTGTCGGATAATGACCTCCGTTATATCCTCTGGAGAAGCTATAAGAACTTGGAGCAAGGAAACTTGATGGATGTAGCCGAGGATATCGTGATGAGAAATAGATTAAGTCTTAACAATATAAATTTGAACGAAAATGGATCAATCGCAAGAGATATTGAACCTGAAAAAGGAAAACAACCTTCTGAAACAAAAGGTACTGGAAGGGAACTCGAGACAATCGATGGCGTTGATGAGAACGGAAACGAAAGTGAACGAGACCATATCGACAAACCAAGGGGAGTTGAAAACGCTATTGACGGAACTGAAAACGCTATTGACGGAACTGAAAACGCAACTGACCGAAATGGAAAAGAGACTGACGGCCAAGTTGACAACTATGGAGACCAATTTGACGGAGGAGATACGGGCGATAGGAACGGAAGTGTCCGGGATGGAATCGGCGGTGATCGGACTGTCATCGGACGTGCAGGATCTGAAAACAAGGGTAGAGGCGTTGGAGAAAGCGTAAGGGAAAAGACGGATGATTTCTCTTTCGCCGAGAAAACAATCCGTTTTAGGGAGAACGCGCGGAATGAGTCGGTATTGTTCGCTGATAATGATATCCAAGTAGTAGAGAAACAGGTAGGTTCCGCCAAAGATCAATATGAGCGTACCCTATCTACATCGTCCTATCAATTTCAGGAGGCGTTTCAGGATTCTATGCTAGGGCTTAAAACATTGCAGGATGCCGTGGCAAAGGCAACGAGGAGTCGTATATTGGATTATGAGAACGCTTATATGGCCGAGAATGCCCTTTCCTCTGTTAATGAAGCGGAGTTCAACGCTTATAGAAAAGCGGCTTTCGAGCCTATCTTAAAAGCGATGTCACGATTGGAAAAGATGGGATCCACCATTGATGAGATAAGGGATTACCTTATAACCAAGCATGGTATTGAGCGTAACAGGGAAATGGCCGTTAAACGAGCGTTGTCACAAAACTCGGAAACATATAAATCCCTGCTTGACGAGTATATCGGGAGAAGGAATGAGATACGTGAGAACGGTAGGTCTTGGGAAGAGCAGCAATCAGAAATGGATAGGCTTGCCGAGGAATACGGAGCTAATCTTTCTGATGATTTCAGCGGATTCACGTCTATGTATCCTAACGAGGATAACACGGGGTATGATCTGGATTCCGCAAGGAGATACGTATTGGATTACGAGTCAAGATATGATACATCGGAATTATCGGCCTCTGTCAAAAGAGCCACTGACGCTATATTGGCAAAGCAACGAGATAGCGGGCTTATGAGCCAAAATACGTTTGATTCGATCAGCGATATGTATCAGTTCTATGTGCCTTTGCGTGGATGGGAGGAGACTACGGCAGATGAGGTTTACGCTTATCTTACATCCGAAAGCCAGACGTTCAACGCCCCTATAAAGACTGTCGTTGGGCGAAAGAGCAAGGCTGACGATCCTATAGCGACGATCGCTAATATGGCAGAGAGCGGAATCATGCAAGGGAATAGGAACTTGATGAAGCAAAAGTTTTTGACAATGGTACAAAACCATAAGACGGATCTCGTGAGCGTAAGCGAAATGTGGGTTCGTCTTGACGAGGCTTCCGGTGAGTGGATCGCCGTTTTCCCGGATATACCATCTAACGCCAATCCGGAACAGGTGGAGTCTATCGTGGAATCTTTCAACAAACGCATGGAGGAGCTATCCAATGAAAAAGGATCTAATGTCAGGCGTTCAAGGGATGCTATAGGGATACCTTACAAGATATTGCCAAAGGACTTGAAGGAGCATCAAGTGATCATAAAGAGAGCCGGCAAAGAATACGTGCTTACCATAAACGGGAACCCAAGGGCCGCTCAAGCGTTGAACGGGCTTACAAACCCGGATAATACGAAAGGATGGTTCGGTACTGTGGAGAGATACGCCGGATGGCTGAACCGTAACTTGGCCGCTAACTTCACGACACGTAACCCGAATTTCATGGTAAGTAACTTCCTCCGTGACGCTCTTTATTCGAATACTACCGTATGGGTCAAGGAAAGTCCTGTTTACGCTTGGAAGTTCAATAAGAATTTCGCTATGGTAAACCCGATCAATATGTATCGTCTGGTCAAGGGGTATGAGAACGGTACGTTGGATATGAGCGATCCCTTGAATAAGGCATACCATGATTTTGTAATGAGAGGAGGAGAGACCGGATACACCAATTTGAGAGACGTGGAAGCCAAGAAGAAGGCGATCCAAAAAGAGCTTCAATACTCCAAGCAAAAGGTATCTATCGGAAAGGCTTTGAAAATACTAGGCGAATGGATGGACTTGTTCAATAAGAGCGTCGAGAATTGCGCTAGGTTCGCCGCATTCCTTACTTCTAGGGAAATGGGGCGGAGCATGGATAAATCCATTTATGACGCTAAGGAGATATCCGTAAACTTCAATAAGAAAGGGGCGGGTTCAAAATTCTTGAATACTGAGGGGCAGACCAAGATAGGTAACGCTAGCGCTTTCATGTCCGGATTGTCAAGATCCATGTATGTGTTTTGGAACGCTGGTGTACAAGGTATGTATAATTTCGGAAGGCTGGCCAAGGATAGTCCCAAGAAATTCTTGGGGTTAGCGTCCTCTTTCTATTTACTTGGCACTATCATGCCTATGATCGCTGCCGCTTTTGGGGATGATGAAGATGATGATTACTACGATCTTCCGGAATACGTGAGACGTAATAATATCTGTTTCCGTAACGGTGGAGGAAATTGGATTACAATTCCTATGCCCATAGAGTTAAGGGCTATATATGGACTAGGAGAAATGTCTTCTGGAATAGTTTCCGGAAAGGAGAAGTATACCGATAAAAAGATGGCCATGAAGATAGCGGAGCAAATGTCACAGGTTCTCCCTTTGGACATGATGGAGGGAGGTGGAGGATTCTCCGCTTTCGTCCCAAGCTCGGTAAAGCCATTGATTGAGGCCGGAGATAACAAGGATTGGACAGGTTTGCCTTTATATAAGGATAACGACTTCAACAAGGGTATGCCGGAATGGACAAAGGCTTTTAAGAGCGTGGATCCCGCTATATTGGCAATGACTAAATATGCCAATGAACTGACCGGAGGAGATAAATACACTACGGGTACCGTTAACCTAAACCCAGCCATTATAGAACATATATTGGACGGCTATTTCGGAGGTATTGAGGCTACACGTTCCCAGATGGTCAAATCCGCTGAAACCGCTTGGGGTAGTCGTGATTTTGACTGGAGGAATATCCCTGTAGGGAACCGTCTTATAAAAAGTGGTGATGAGCGGACTAAAAAGAAAGCCATAGATAACGCTTATTATGAGAATTTGGAAGAAATGGATAAGATCGGACAAAGATTGAGAGGATATCGTAAAGAATTGTCTAATCCACAGAACGATAGTTTTGATATGGCTGAGTATCAAAAAAAATTGAATGATCTTATGATGAGCGATGAATATCGTAGATATATAGAGTTTAACAATCTTAACAAATTGTATCAATCAATGGGTGAGTATTTGAAGAAGGTAGATGATGAAAGATTGGAAATGGAGTTATACGATTTGAAAGCTATGATGAATGAGATAGCTAATGGTGAATAGGTAAAGTGGCGGGTGGCGTTGGTTTCACCCGCCTAATATTTAAATCTAGTGACTAAAATCCTAATTTCTTATTAAATTCATCCCAATCTCCTAGATCTTGATACCCGTCCTCTTTCATATTATCATACAAATCACGTCTTGATCTATATTTTTTTAATTCTTCTACAAACCCATCAAAATCATATTTGTTTGTATTTATATGCCCATCTTTTATTAAGCTCTTGTAAAGAGCTTTTCTGTTTTTATATATTATCTCTTTTCTGTTTTTTATATTCAAATTAATAATTGATTTTATATAATCTCTATCCTTGTCTCTTACACATAAAGGACATAGATCTTTTGTAATATCATATGTAAATGAATTTATATCATGCGTAATGGCTCTGTCATTTTTCAGTCTTTTGCAAGATCCGTCAATACAATAGTTTCCAGTTACCTCATTCTCGTATACATACCTAATATCTTTATTGCATGATATTAATGAAAGTATTATGAACATAAAGATCACCTTGAATATTCTGTATGTTTCCTCGCTCATGTTTTATGTATTTATATTTTTTTGCAAAATTACCCAATCTTCACATCCGTTATCCCGCAGGAGGCATGTTTTACGGCATATTTTATTTTAGTTTTATCCCGAGGAATAGTAAAAAATAAAAAACTCCCCAAATCCTCACGGACAAGGGAGTTTTTATTATTTAACTATAATCTATATGAATGGTTTTCAGACAACCTTAAACGATCCGATTCTCACGAACTAGAGCGTTTGTAATATCTAAATCCATATCTAAACAAAGACATACTTAATCATCATTGCCGATCCTCCCGGAATAGCAACGGTGGGTATATCCGTCTTAAAATGCTTCCCAATACCACCCAAGGGAAGCGGGAAATATTTATTCAAACTATATTTTATGCCATAAGGAAAGGAGTGTGCCCCCATCCTCCAAAGCTATCCCCTTGACATAAATATACCTCTGGTTCTCACGAAAGAGCGGTATGACATTGATAAAATTATTTTATGAATACAACCTAGTGTAATATCTTTAAGTAATGACTCCAGTCCATCACGGATGAGAGCCATAAGGGGTTATAAATATATAACATACCATATACGCATAAAAAAAACGTGGCGCCGTCGCAACTACCAAGACCCGGCGTCCCCACGCCAACATAACAGGTAGTAAGCAACAGCCCACGTCTTATATATAGATTATATATACAAATAACGTGGGCGTATTGTTGCTATCGGCTCCCTGTTATGTTTATAAATTTGGGGAATTTAGGTCTTTATAGGAGACGATATCTTTAACGCCACAATGTGTGTCACGTCTTATATTCTAATCAGTGACTACGCGAATATACTCTATTTATTTTATATTAGTAAAAAATAAGTCGTATTTTATTTATCTAATATTGATTTTTACAGGGGAAACGTTCATGCGCACGCTATAAACTCGACTCATTTTTGGGATATGAATCAAGATATCCCGTTGATTCTTCTTTGATTATAGAAGGCTTAGGCATATCCTCTGATATGAGCGCTCCTATCATGTCTGTCATCAATATATCGTCGTGATTGCCACGACCGGGAATATTACCGTAACTACCGTCCGGACGTTGCTCGTATTTTGACGCTTCCTTGTACATACGCTCATCCGGGTCTATAAACATATCGTCCTCGAACGCCACTATGAAATTATCCACCATGTCCTGCTTGGTCTTCTTGTTGGTCTGGAAGCCTATCTTCTTGTATATGCCGTTCCTTATGTCCTCGGGATCCGTCGCCGCTCGCATGTAAAGATTAGGATAGATATCCTCTATCTTTTTCAGTATGCCACGAATATGATCGCCTTCCTCCACGAACTCGGATGCCTCTGATTTTTTCTTATCAAACGTATTGCTCTCGAAGGCGAGAAGGGCGTTCTTGTAGTATCTGGCGATCTTGACGGCTTTGTAGGCGAGCCAGTCATATCGTATATGACCGTGCCATCTGGCTACCACCTCCGGCTTTCCTCCGCTAAATCGTAAATTCCATCTGTTTATCACTGTTATACATGAGGGGTCTGAGTTCTTGCTACGTCCACCGACATCGACAATAACAAGATACTCGTTGGATGTCCTTGTATCATCGGGCCTCTTCCAGATTCTCAACAGGCCGTTCGGATTCTTGGTGAGAATTATCCTCTTGGTCTTCTCTGATTGGGATATGTCGCCAATGAACTCCGGGGGTGATACGTATCTTTCCCGCATCACCTCGATCGTATAGATATTGAACACGAGATTACCGGAATACTTGAAACACTCGACATCATCGGATGGTGCCTCGGATGCCATCGAGGCGTGATCATGGAACGAGGCCCTTTTCTTGATATACCATTTGATGTGCTCCAGCGTAGCTCCTTTTTCCCATAGAGACCATAGATACTGTCCCGGCTCGCTATTGTCATTAGGGGAGGTCGTGACATCCCTTCCCTCTAATAGATCCAGTATGAAAAGCCGGGTCTCTTTCTTGTCCTTGAATCTTATCATGTCGTTCTCGATAAAGAAGAACGGTATGAATAGCGCCTTACGGGATGAAGTGCCCTCCTTGGCCATTTGGTACTCATCATAGAAATAACCGGCCATGCCATTAGCTGTAGACTCGGAGATCTCCATGGTCAACGGTCTCTCCAATATATTCGAGTCTATGTTTGTTATAACCTGCTCCGCCGATTTGCCGTCCGTTGTTTTCCAGTAGGCTACCTCCGAGAAGTGGGCCATGGCATAGTCCATACCACGTGTTGACTCGAAATTCTCATAAGATGCCACGGTTATCACGTTATCACGTACCTTGTTCCCGGACGGGTCGGTGATTATGGAGTCGGACGCCGAATGCTCGTAAGGGGCGAATTGTAGCTTGTCAACACCATATATAAATCCCGGGATATTATCGAGAACCTTTTTATACATGGCCTTGATACGTTTGGCGGTATCTTTCGTCTGGGCTATAATTACGGAATACCATCCTTCCATGACGAATAGCTGTATCCACGCCATATAAAGCTGTACCAAGGTGGAACCTCCCCATTGCCGGGCTTTCAATAATATTATACGGATCGGGACTCCCTTATGCCTCATTTCCTCCAGAACGGATAGCACGTAACGTTGGGCGTAATTAAGCTCGAAGGGGATCATTTCTCCCGCCTCTTTCGACTTGATCTTAAATAACGAGAAAAAGGCGAAGGACGGGTCTCTCGAACAACGAGCCCAAAATAGCATGTTGGCCACATCCTCCTCATTTATCCCATCTGAATCCGGGTACAGCTCGTTGAACCTTATCGTGTAGTCCTTTATGGAACCAGCTTTCAGAACATCTTGATACAGATCGTTCTTGAAAACCTCCTCGGTAAGCCACTGCACCCTTATGGGGTAATCATCTATGACAACCCTATGGCTATGCCCCTCCATTCCACGCCCCGTGAATTGGTCGTGCGTGCCGAATATATTTTTCAGCCTCTTGTTATTCTCGGCCAATATAGACTCAACCTCTTCCGTGAACGCTAATTTTCTGTATGACTCCATAGATGATATAGGCTATTAGGAATGACAGCAAGTGTATCCTCCAGTTGAATAAGGGGATAAACGCCATGACGATATTGCTCAATATTATTCTCCAAAGGCTTAGTTTATAGGCGTGATATCTGCGGGCGTAACATCCCATGATAAATCCGGACATGCCGCATGTAGGAACCGGCAATGAGGCTAGTGGTACGAACGAGGCCAAGACGCAAGACACGTAACCGATCAGGCATGTTTTCACACGAGGCTTAAACTGGAATAAGGCGATAAGATTTAATGATAAATGAAAGATGTTTGCGTGGGTGAACGTGTAAAGGAAATGGTCGTATGGTATGGAATTGGTATCGAAATAGAAATGTTTACCTGCGAGTTGGAGTATGATGCTTGTCAAGGCGATTATTAATGAAGGAATCAGTCTTTTTAGCTTACCTTCCATTTTTCCTTTCCCGGTTGATGCGTTGTATTATCGCCAACGCCCGTGAATAGGATATGTAAAAACAGGGGGCCGTTTGGTAGACCGCGAAAGAGGTGATGAAATAAACGGAGCTTCCCTTGAATTCTCTCTTTTTCTCCAGCTCTTTGTAAATCTCATAAATGTCATCGATCATCTTGTTCCTGATCGATCGACCCTTTTCCTTGGTCTTCCCTTTCCTGATCAGCAGGATTCCCCTATACGCTTGAAGGGTGGAGATCCAGAACCTAGAGGCATGTGAGGATATAGCCCTCATTACCGCCTCTCGGTGGGATTTCACTTCCCTCATCTTCAAAGCACGTCTATAAGCTTCGTAAAGCTCCATGTCCCGCTCTGGGATGAAATCTACGCCATTAACCATAAAGAACGCTTGTTTTGGTGAACATCGCAAAGATAAAAAATAGATTCACATGTTTGATTATTCTTAGGGTTCATGGGTTAAATAAAATAATCAAAATAACAAAACGGATATACCTTATTATTTTCCTTTGCCTAAAACAAAATCGATTAAGGTATGGCAGATATATCTAACAAAGAGAGATTCAGACAGAGATACGCCAAACGGAATCCGGATCTTAACATGGATGACGAGGAGGCTTACTACGGCTCGGTCAACCAGTTCATGGACGAGTATGAGGGTTATGAGGGAAACTCTAAGAAAATGCGGGAGAACCTATCGAAGAGTCCAGCTTTCGCCGAGTTGATGGTAGCCGCTAGGGATCAGGATGATTTCGATCCCGTGGTGTGGATGGTACAGAATAAGGGGCTTGACTTAAAAGCCTTGGCCGATGATCCCGATTATTCGCAAAAGCTGGCCGACGCTCATAACGCTTACTTGGAGAAACTGGCGAAACAGGACGAGATCGAGAAACAAATGTCGGAGAATATGCCGGCTAGCGTGGAAGCGATTAGGGCGAAAGCCTCGGAGATGGGCCTTTCCGATGATCAAGCGGAGGAGGTTATAGGCAAGATGTATCAAGTCATGGATGACTTGATCGTCGGTAAATTGGACCCGTCTATTTTCGAGATGATGGCCAAGGGAATGAATTATAACCAAGACGTGGAGGCCGCTCGGGAGGAAGGCGTTGCGGAAGGGATCAACAAGAAAGTTACCGACAAGTTAAAGGATCTTAGCGGTAAGCAGGAAAGGCCGAGAGGAAGACAAGGAGCACGGCAGGAGAAGCCGGTTACGCAAGACGTGAACAATCCTTTTTTATAATAAGAATAATAACAATTAATACTTTTGCGATGAATAAATTATTTAAAGACAAGATGTTTTGGGTCAAGGCTTTGTTCTTTGTCTTGGCGGTATTGACTGGTGGAGCGGCTATGGCCGTGGAGATCGGGGAGAATGGAAGTGATACGGATCCCAATGATGGCAAGCCGTTGGAGAACGCGACCCCGGATGCGGCAGGTAAGGGTATTGACCAGCAGGGGCAGGGGGCTACCGGATCTGCGGTCACTGACGCTGATCTGGCCGAGAACAAGGTAGAGGATTACGTCAGTAAATTTCAAGCGTATAAATATCCCATGCACACGGATTTCCTCAAGCTCGCCAAGCAAGTCCATGTCAACACGAAGGAACCGGAGCATTACAATATTGGCGAGGCTATAATGGATTGCGTTACCAAGGCGGCGGTGACCAACACGGAAAAGGACGCTGAGGTAAAGCTAAGCTTGTATAAGAATGACGAGAAGTTATTCGCCGAGTGCAACACTGTCTTGGTAGACGGCGTAACCGGATATGATGAGAACGGAAATTCTGACGGTAGCCCGTTAGTCCTCTATGTCATATCCGCGGATAAGGCTAACGGTATTATGGTCTCCGCTCTTAATGGCCCGTTGGATGAAGGTGGGAACATGTATGTGCCGGACTTGAAAGCGGGTACCGGATTGCATATCATGGCACCGGCCATGAGTGAGAGTGAGGTGGAGATCGCCCCGGATTCCGCTTATCCCAAGAAAGAGATCGCCTACTTGCAGAAGAAGGTATGTCCGATTACGTGGACGGAATTCTTCGAGCGTATCAATAAGAAGGCTAAGTGGAACGTGCAAGACTTGAAGGATTGGACTTTGTCTAATTTCCGCAAGAAATGTACACGCACGATGTTGATCGGCGTAGGTACGAAGTTCGTGAAGTATGGCTCCAAGAAAACAGGTACCGAATACGTGTATGCCCAGAAAGGCGTGTTGAGACAATTACGGCTGGGTTACCAGATCGGTTCGACATTGGAGTTCGCCGATCTTATCGGTATCACCCGTATGCTTTTCGGAAAGTACTCGAACACGAACGAGATGGACGTGTATTGCGGTACCAAGTTCATCGAGAAGTTGCTGAACATCGACTTTACGAAACATAAGGATATCTCATTCGTCAAGAAACAGAATATCGGTATTGATATCTCCTCTTTCGAGACCACTTTCGGAAAGTTGAACTTCAAGGTCGAGCACGCTCTTGACGATCTTGGATATGAGGAATGCGCCGTCGCTTTCCCGATGTCCGAGGCCAAGCGTTATTACTACCAAAAAGGAAAAACTCTTACCGTGGATCATTCCAAGGGAGAAGGCGGTGAGGTACGGGAGGCCAAATCCCAATATTATATTCAGGATGACTGCTTGATGCTTACGGGTTATAACTCGATGCTGATCGGTCCGGACGTGACAGTGAGCGGATATAAGCTGTCTATGCTTGACACAGTAGTTTCCAGCGTGGCTTCCTTGAGTTCCGTATCTACACCGAAAAAGGACGATGTGGTTTACTTAACCGTAGCGGACGATACGCACGCCGTCGGATTGTATGTATATGACGGTACCGCATGGAAACCATACAAGGGAGAGATTAACGTGTAAACTGTAATATTGTCAAACAAGACCCACCGGAGCAAACGCACGGTGGGTCTAATAAAATCAATCGAATGATCACGAAAACATATGAGTTGGTAGGCAAGGATAATTGCATGCTCCGTACTATATACTGCGGCACAAGGGTCTGCATGGAGTTCAAGGGCGGTAATTTCATCAATGGCAAGAACGCCTTACTACGGACTAGCAACCCTTTCGTACAAGACGCTATTGAGAATGATTGCCGATTTGGTACGTCTATCCGGCTCGTCTCTACGTTAAAAGACGATGATGTGTCTGGTGTCTCGGTCATGAGGAACTCGAGAGGCAGGGAAAAACAAGTGAAAGAGGTCAAGACCGTAAAGAACGTGAATGATGCTATTGACTATTTCGCCAAGATGGGCTATAAAGTGGAGAACGATGATATGCTTGAGGAGTTAAAGGATAAATTAAGTGTCTCGTTCCCGAACATGAAATGATATGGATATTAGCGTGAGCGACATAGTGAGTGAGGTCAAGATCTGCATAGACGAGATCGGGCTTAATGACGCTGAGTTCCTAGGAACGCAGGATAACGAGGAAATGGACACGATTATCAAGTCCAAGATATCGGAGGCGTTGCGCTTCGTGAACGGTAATGCGGACTGGAGCCTGTTGGAACCGAACAAGATAATAACGGACGGAACCATAGAGGAAGATCTTGTCGCTCATGTAAGCTTGCCGGAGAACTACTCTCGGATTTGTTACGCTAGGCTATCATCATGGCCTTTATTTATTTCAGATCCTATCTATTGGAACGATAAGGAATACGCCACGCTGTCGGATCCATACGCAACGGGGACATGGGAAAGACCTAAACTGGCGTTGACCATGAGGCCGGGTAAGACATTGGAGCTATATAAGGCGAAGGATAAATCCGACACGTTCGAGATTGGGATCATAACGGACGAGGATATAACGGATAGCTTGGAGGTAAGCCCCAAGCTGAAAAAGGCGCTGATCTATTATATATCCGGCCTCACGTTGCTTACTTACAGGGATCAGCACGCGGACAGTATGTTTAATCAAGCGTTGGTTCTTATGGGTGTCAATCCATCCGGGGCCAACTCCAATCAATAACAAGACTATAGAATCATGGTATACATATTCAAGGACAGGTTAATTCGGGTAGAGTGGACTATTTACAAGGGGATAAGCCCGGTGAAAGAGGATTTCTCCCGATCTAATGTAAAGGTTTTTCTATTAGGCAACCGGGAGAAATATCTACTTCAAGCGAGAGCGGACAAAGGCACGCTTTATGTAGACATTCCTTCAGGGTTGGAAGAAGGAACTTACTCTATCGAGGTGATATGGGTCAAGAATATGGATCATGTCTTTGATACACGAAGCGTATGCCGCTCCAAGAAAGAGGATCTTTTCTCTATTACCGAATTTGAGAACGAGGCTACGAATATCGGAGAAGGTGTCGTCGTGCTGAAAGTAAAGACCTCTACCGCCACTTATGGCTATGATGGTTTGTCCTCATACGAGCTGGCCGTATTACGTGGGGACTGGAACGGTACGGAAGGAGAGTGGCTGAAGCATGAGCGTTACGTAAGCGTACTCGATTCCCGTGGTGATAGCGAAGTTGATACCATGAGCCAAAAGGCCATTACCGATGAGTTGGAGGCACAAGACAATGCCATAGAGGATATTAGAGAAGATACGGAAAAACTTGATAATCGTGTAGAGAAAGCGGAGGACAAGGTTAATAATATGGGGGATGTCGTTGATGAGATCAAGAGCCATGCCCCGGTATCAGCCCATCCCGCCGGTTTCAAGCCGGACATCGACCTTACCCCGGAGATCACGGTAGACCGTGCTTGGAGAGACCATGAGGGTAACGTTATCCATGATACGTATACCACCCGGAGGGGATTGCGGAACGAGATAATCGACATCACCAACCAGCAGGTAACGGACTTGAAGCCCGGTTCCGTCGATCCGGACGATCTTTCCGAGGCTACCAAGCAATTGATCGGTAACAAGAGCATAACCAACCTTCCGGACGAGGAGGATATAACCGTTACGGATAATCGGACCTTGAAGTTGAAAGATAAGGAATACGCCCCGAAGGATTACTCCGGCATGGGACGTGTGTATCTCCGGAAGCATTACGTGAACGGCGTGAACACGCTCACGCAGCACATGATGAGAAAACCGAACACCATCTACATCATCCAGTACGACTACTACCTAGCCGGTCAGACGATTGAGGTGCCGGACAATTGCGTGCTGGATTTCCAAGGGGGGAGTTTGAGGAATGGTACTATACGCTTTTACAATACGATTTTAATTGCAAATACAGAGGTATTCAATAATATAACCCTTAAGGGCAACTTGCTTAATGATACTTGTACTACAGCATGGTTTAAATTAGACAGAACTGGATCTACTGATATATCTTCACAAATAAGAGGTTTATTCAGTGTTGCGTCAAATAGAGTTGAATTTACAGAGGGAACGTATCTCTTCTCAGAGGTGGATGTAAACTTTCCGGCTGCAATAAAAGGATTGGGGAGTGTAACTATTAAGCCTGTGGTTAAGTATCCTAATGTAGCATCAGCCTTGAAGAGAGTATTTACCGTAACTAATCAAAGTTACTTCAAGTTGGATAATATCTCATTTATAGGAGATACTCAATTTATATACAACAATGCTTATATAGGTGATGGTCTTATTCTATGCGATAAGGTTAAGGATGTAAGAATTACTAATTGTGTATTTGGTGATACTGTTTCAGGTTATCCAAACCCCGGACCTACTCCTACTACAACTATAGGGCAGTTAATTACTGGGCAAGATTGTAATTACTTTGAAATCTCTCATTCCGAGTTCTACAATAATGAGGCTTTTGAATGGATTAATATCACAATGCCCACTCTTAAAAGAGTGGATTTGAATGTGGTCTTCAGTGATAACTATGTACATGATTATAATAGAGGAGCAACTCCTTTACTGGCTGTATGTAATAAACTTGAGATAAATAGAAACTTGTTTGAAAGATGTTACTATACAGGTTCATTACTTAATGCTCATGGTCTATACACAGAGTTCAAAGGCAATATCATTAGAGAAAGTAGAATGAGTTCTATACTTGACACATCAGAATGGGGTCAATATAGAAGTGAATCTGTTACTGCTGAAAATAATGATGTTGAGTGTTTGAATGCTGCTTTAGTAGCTACTCTTGCTACTAATATTACTATTAGGAATAATAGATGCAAGTGTTTTAATGCGCTTATAGCTCTTGGATCATCTGGAAATTATACAGATAAGGATACTAACACAGTCAATTCACCAGCATGTGAAACTATAATTATTGAAGGTAATGACTTTGACTTTTCCCATTATAATGCAAAATATAACTTACCTTCACCAGCTTATAGAGCAGGTGTATGTATATACCCTGTATATGTGATGGGTACTAATCTAAGTATCAGAAGTAATAAATTCAAATTTGTACAGGATGATGCTGTGGATAGAAGATACTTCTTGATACAGAATATGTATAATGTAGATTTTACTGACAATCAGATTGATGGTATAGCTACAAGACCAGAGTTAGGATTCTATAAAGCATTGATACAATACACTTTGACTAAATCGCGACTTGTACCTATTAGTAATAGGGAGATAAGAAGATTAACTTATGAGAATAATAGCAATATAAATACTATTGGCGCTTTCTTTGTGTTTGATATAAGATCTGAAAACTTTGATTGGTTCAAAGTTGATTATATGAGTGTAGCTAATAATGTTATGAGAGGCGGGTACTTGAGTACCAGTAAATGTTACATCAAGACACTCAATTATATGGGTAATATTGGGGATTTGTATTTATATGGCAAAACAAATGCTGTTATCTATAAGATGACAGGAAAGACTGAGAATATTCAAGCTGACTATGTTGGTATAATGGAGAAGGGCCAATCTTATTATATAGATGATAAGATTGTAAAAGCTTTACGAGATTGTTCTTATTTTAATTATTTATTACCAGATAATATAGGTACCGCAATTAGAGTAGGGGATAAGGTAGCATGGTCATCAGGTAATGTATGGCAAGCATTAAATGATGTTATTCTTACAGATACGGATATTCCTTCTAATTCAGTTTCACTTCCTGCTGAATCTATTCTTGAGTTTAATGGTATTTATTGGATAAAAGTCAGTAGTAAAGAGCCTGTTCTTTTTTGTAATGAAACTGGTTCTACAAAAGAAAGACCGATACTTAACTCTTATTACAAAGGTTCTACTTATTACGACATAACTTTAAACAAGCCTATTTGGTGGACAGGCACGAACTGGGTCGATGCCATCGGAGCTACCGTATAACTATTAAAACATTATAATCATGAGACAATTCATATACAAAATCATCAGAAAGATATTCAAGCTTGTATTCAGTATCTACAAGCCGAAGGTAAGGACATTGTACAAAGGCCGTAAGAACATCGATCTTACGGAGAACGGCGATCAGCGCATAAGGGTAGGTAAGCCTTTCTATCTGGCCGGGAACATCTACAAATTAGATCAGTTGGATAATAAGAGCGTATTCAAGCTAGCCCTTTACAAGAAGGAAGGCGAGGATTGGTCAAAGGCTAACGACCTTGATTTGATCTTGAGACTTAACGCCGGCTACAACATATTTTACGTATAACGAACTAAAGCACGATACATCATGGAAGAGCGAAAAGATATTTGCGAGGGTTACGAGAGGGATAGCGTACAGCAGCTAGACAAGCTGGCCAAGGATAAGAACGAGCGTTTTCCTATCTATCCGTTGACATACATTCAGGCCGTATATGACGCTAGGACGAAAGAGAGGCTTGATTCCATATTGTGGAAATGCAACAACGTGTATTTGCCTTGGATGGGATCGGCGGGGGATACCCGTATACAATTGCCTTTCTGGATGAGAAGGAAGGGTATCATAATCACTTACAAGAACCTTGACGAGGAGACGATAACCGAGAAGCTCACATATGATCTTTGTATCGCCGATGATTTCTTCCGTCTTGACTCCTCTTGGACTAGGATAACGGACGCCCTGCCGGTCGGGGGTAACATAACCATAGGCTCTAACGGAAATTGGTTTCAAGATGGCGTTGATACCGGCTTCAAGGCACAGGGACCTAAAGGAGACAACGGGCTTACTCCCATGCTTCGCACGGTTAATAACAAGCTTCAATACTCGTATGATGGAGAGGTATGGAATGAGATCTCTGAGTATATCGCCGCTTGGTTCCGCTTTCAAGACAATAAGATCCAGATATCACGGGATCAGAAAACATGGTCTGACCTGTCAAAGCCGTTCACGCAAGACCTATATATAAAGGGGTATGTCGCTACCTCTTCAGCCCTGCCCTCTACGGGCGTGAAACAGGGTGATATCTACATGGTAGGCCCTACGTACGCGGCTGAGGACACGGAACATAAGAATCCTATATACCGGATGTACGTGTATAACGATTCAGGATGGGTGGATAACGGGGTTTTCCAAAGCATAGCCGCCGGTGTGGTTCAGACGATCGGGAATAGCGAGACGGAGGTCATGAGCCAAAAGGCTGTTTCATCCATCGTCGGCCTAGACACGTACCCTGTCTTCTCCGATACCAAGCCCTACGTAAAAGGCGAGATCGTTAATTACGGCGGTCTCTTGTACGAGTTCACGGCTGATCATGAGGCGGGGGCGTGGATTGGCACGGATGTTGTTGAAAGTAGTCTAAAAAAAGACATTATTCCCAATATTATTTATAACATATCAGCCGTTACTAAAAAATTTGATTATGCAACGTTTAGAGAAGCCGCAAAACTTGTTCCTGTTAGTAAGCGCTTTCCGGGAATGATGATTACGTACTGCACACCAACCGGTTGGCAGATTTGGAAATTACTTTTAGACGATACTATAGAATTAAATAATTATAATTTTGCTGAAGTCATAAAAAATTGGGTAAGGATTTATCCTTTAACAAGTGTAATGTGGGAAAGAACCTCAACTCTATCTTCGGTAAATTTTAGAATGGAAGATTATATAAAGATTGTAGGAATACATACTAGCGATGCTTTTACACTATTTACCTCAAAAGGTCTCAAGCGTTTTTATATAAAGTATTTTGGTAGAATTGGAGAGGGCGAGTCGTTGCGCTATCGTGTAGGGATTTTCTATAATGATGGTGCTGATGATGTTTCCATAGGGACAACAGAAATATTGAGTACAGTGGTTAAGGCCATGACAGAGGAAGAACAGAAAAATATCGCATTAACCATAAAAGGAAATGATATTGTATTTAATTTAATTGTAAATTTGAGTGAACCACAGGTTGATGATAATCACGTATTCACAGTGGATCAAGCGGCATTAAATCCTTCAATCATTTCTGCCTTTCAACTCTACACGAATAAAGGGGATGCCACAAACATTACTTTTACTGCATATAACGAATATTGGGAGGTTGTCCCATTGGATTTAACTTTAAGAAATACTTACTGCATTAAATTATCATTCCCAAAAGCCTCAACAGGAGCAAATGGAAGTTTTGGACTTAACCTGTTTGGTATAATTGATCCTAATTATGCAATAGCTAATAAAAGTATCAGGTTCACTAGATCCTATACAGGATTAAACATTTCAAGATCAGACACGGGGCAAACGTTTGATGTAATTGTTTCTGACACATTTAATGTAGAATGTTACATAAAACAGGATTCAGTTACTGCGTGGATATACGTAAATGGAATATATTGCGGTAAATGGGCCTTTGAGGGTGTTAGTAATAAATGTTTGCTATTTCAACCTACTAGTGAAACGTGGAAAACTTTAGACAGTGTGGACGTAGTCTGGATTAACGATGTGAGTTTTGCGGAAAAATCTTTTGTCAATAACCTAACTACAAATAAATTAGTAGCAAAATCAATCATAAATAATGACAATCTATCTATAGATTCATTTACTGAAAGCAAATGTAAACAACGAGGAATAGAACTTGTATCTGGAGAATATAATACGGCAGGGGCCATCTATAAACTTCCGCTGGGATTGAGTGCTAAGTTTCGTATGAAATTTGATTTCAAGGCAAATTTTAACATGAATGCCGGGGAACCTAGATATATAAAACTATTGGATATTCCAGTTACCAACGTTTCTTGGAACCAGCAATACGATAAGTTGTTCAATATATATCTGATCGCGGGAAAACCAACCAATAAGACGCTTAGTGTAAATAATGTAAATATTAACTGCACGATACCTGAATATAATTCGGGAGTAAGAGTCACATGGGGGTCTGACACAAATAATGCTTATGTAGACCATATTCCCGATGATATAGCTACAAAGGCTTTTAGAGGTGAGGATGCTTTTAGTATAAGATTTACCGGTGATCCAACTATAGCTGAGAATCAAGACCTAATAATAAGTAATGATGGGACAGAAATTAAAATAAAGCATGAGTTAGCAACAAGCGATATTGCGGTTTTTGTATTAAGAGATTATTCTACACTGAACGATCTGTATAATGCAATAAAGGAAGATGCTAATTTGACTGATTTTGAATTTGATTTTAGATGTATCTCACAACATTTGCCGTCTGATTTATTATTATTTGAAAAAATATATTTCTGCCAAGAGATTCCAAATGGTAACGTCTCTCCGGGAGGTGGATTTGCCGCAGGTAGTCATTGGGACGCTTTTCCGGTGTATCTTCCTTTAAATGACGAGAAATGGCACACAGTAGAAATATATATAGACGGTGATAGAGCAACAGATACATTAAGAGCTACGCTTGATGGTATTTACAAATTTAATGTATATCGGCCTGCGCCAATAACAGATATAGTATACAAAGGTGTATGCTATATAGGGGGAGATTCGGATGGGAATAGCGCAAATATTTCACTTAGAAATCTTCAGTATGATCTAGGAGAAACCAGCTCTTTTTCTCCTCATATTTGCGTTACCGTAATGCATCATCTAGTAGATGAACCGGATGGATACACCGACCCTATGCAAGGCGCATATTACTCAGGGATAGGTAAGATTATTACATTTGTTGAAAAAGCCATAAATAAAGGGTGGAAGCCTATTACACTTGAGCAATTAGATGATTACATATACGGTCGGAACGAAAAAATACCAAATAAGTCATTGTTACTTACTTTTGACGATTCCATTGTAGAATTATTTACCAATGATAAATTCAGAGGTTTGTTTAGTCAATTTGGAATTAAGCCGACAACACTAATGATATCAAAAGCCTTGGATGAAGACACTGACAAAATTGTAAGTGCGGCGAATAATGCGGGATATAGTGTGTTTTTACATGATTTCACCCACAACCTTTATATTGGCTGTTACAAATACTCGGAACTTGGAGCGCATCTTGAAGAGGGAAGAAAGATGATGTTGGACAGATGGGGGATATTTTGTGACAAGATGGGTAATAATTTTGAATGGGGTACCCCCATGAGTTCGAAAGTGCAAAGAGATCATGGTTTTTCCATATCGTTTGGGGCTACTACCTCGCAGCCAATGGGATTAATATCAAAAGGTAGTAACCCATATTATATGAATCGCATAAACTTGCAATATACCGATGATTGGACCGTATGGGACGATCTTTTGGGATACTGTGATTAAAAAAAATAATATGTACCGTTTCTCCTACATATCCGACCTAGCGAACTGGGCCAAGTCCATCGCCATAGCCGCCGTTGTCACGGCGATGGACTTCGTGTCACCGATCGAGAACTTCTTGGTAGTGATTTTGTCGCTGGCCTTCGTCGATACGTTCTGGGGCCTTGCTGCGGATCACGGGGATTTCCGGAAGAGCAAGTTCATCCGTAGCTGGGTGTACATGCTTGTGTATTTTCTGATAATTATCATTTCGTTTTGGATAGGCGTGATGATGGATATATCGGAGGGTAACGCCAAGGCTTTCGTGTCTTGGATCACGTGGGCGATGATATGGTTTTACGGGACCAATGTCTTGAAGAACATGGGTAAGGTATTCCCGGATAACAAAGTAATAGCCTTCTTGTATTGGGTTGCCGCCGTAAAATTCATTAGTAAGGTCAATTTCTTGGATGAGTATAACAAGACAAAGAATAAAAAAGGCTCCCCTGATCCAAAAGGATAGGGGAGCTGGATAAATTTTAGCTTCCTGTCTTTCGCAAGGGAGGATAGCAAGGTTAACAAAGCGCATAAAAGTATAAAAAAATAATTGATATGAGAACGATTAACAGGAAAATCAACTTGATCGTGATCCATTGTTCAGCCACTAGGGTAGATAAGGATTATACCCCTGAGCAATTAGAGAGAGACCACAAGGCGAGAGGATTCAACTCCGCAGGTTATAACTATTATATCCGGAAGAGCGGGGAGATAGTATCTATGCGTCCATTGGAATTGATTCCGGCTCATGTGACCGGATATAACAAGAACAGTATAGGAATATGCTATGAGGGTGGTCTTGATCCGGACGGGAATCCGGATGATACACGTACGGAGGCACAGAGACAGTCGATTATAAGGCTGTTGTTGGATTTGGTCGTACAGTTCCCGGATAGTAGGATCTGCGGTCATCGTGACCTATCCCCGGATCTTAACGGTAACGGTAAGATTGAACCGGACGAGTGGATGAAGATGTGTCCGTGTTTTAATGCCGAGGAGGAGTATCGCAATATATGAAACCTTGGCAAGTAATATTAATACTAGTGTGCTTGGTAGCCAGTTTCACGGCTGGCTACCATGTCCGGGGGGATGTGGATGGCAATCAAATACATAAGACCGGCAAGTTCACCAAGGTGGATACGATACATGACAGCATCCCGTACCCGGTCTATGAGACACTGGTACAAACAATACCTGAGCCGTTCCCTGTTTATATCACGTTGGACGGTGACACGGTAAAGGAACCTGTATATGTTCCGGTACCCATAACCAGCAAGGAGTACAAGACGGATGATTACCGGCTTTCAATTTCGGGTTACAAGCCTAATCTTGATTACATCGAGGTTTATAGAAGGACTGAGTATATAACCAAGACGATCACCCCCCGTAGATGGGGAATAGGTGTTATTGCCGGTTATGGGATCGGGAAACATGGACTATCACCTTACGTTGGATTGGGTGGATTCTGCAGGATTTGGTGAGGCCTCCATGACTCACGTCCGGGAAGCCCCTATTAACTAGTAATAATAATTCGTCATATGAATAACAAGGGTTGACGTTTTTTTGTTCATGGTTAATTTAATATTAGTTTGATGGTGACTTCGTGAGAACGAACCGGAAAGGGAAGATGAAGAAAAAAGAATCTTCCCTAAATAATCGGATCGGAAGTTTGATTATTTTTTCATGCCACGCACGACGGGAAGATTCTTATAAGTCTTTCTGCCGTGCATTTTTTTTGCCCGGCTTGATAGTAAAACAAACCACGAAATAAAAAGTTTATGAATAAGGTGGAAATTTTTTACAAAAAAGTGATAGAGGCAGTCTGCAAGGAGTGCGGAACCGATCCGGTAATGATGTTTAGCAACAACAAGGAGAGGAACGTTGACGCTAGGGGAGTGGCTATAACCATACTGGCCGATCGCAAGTTGAGCGACAATATCATATCCGATCTGACTGGAATGACGAGGCAAGCCGTCAACCGGATGCGTAACTTGTACCCGGACAGGATAAGGAGGAGTTACTACCTGAGGAGGACGGTGGAGAGCGTCAAAGAGGAGCTATCCGGTACGGTCTGAGGGTGCGTTATGTTGTAAGGCATGTGATTTGTCTATGAAAAAATTTTCATATAACAAAATTTTGTGCGACCTTTGCGGCGTGAAAGATAATAATGAAACCTCGGCGGCGCAACAATCCGTATCGGGGTTTTGTTTATTGAACAGGAAATTATTTAAATCGAAATGTGTTTAGGAATAAAAGTCAATAAAGATAAAATAGGCAATCTTATGGTATATTTGTCGGAGAGGATATCTCCAATATACCATACTCAGCTTATTAAGCTTCTATATCTTATAGATGAAGAGGCTGTTAAGGATGATGGCGTTCCTGTCACTTGGCTTGATTATAAGGCGTGGCAATATGGCCCTGTAGCTCCAGATACATATTATATAAAATGCGGGGGAATGGAGTTCTCTGATTATGTTAAGGCGGAGAAATGCTCAGGATCAGATAATCATTTTTACGTTTTGCCGAAGGTGTCATTCTCGGATGATAAATTTAGCGACTACGAAATGGACATAATAGATCGTGTCATAAAAGAATATGGGAATAAAAAGCCTAGTGAATTGGTGAATTTGACCCATAAAAAGGGATCGTTATGGGATATTACCAAGAAAGAGCATAATATTATTTTCGATAATGATTATAAAGTATCAGATTATAGCGTAGACTTTAAGAGAGTAATAGCGGATGATCCTGAGAAACTGGAGAACTATAATGGTGCCATGGAGATTATGATGATTAATAGTAAATTAAAGTCATGCGATAATGTTTAAGCCCGGAAACGTTTTATATGGCACGTTTAAGCTGTCAAATATATGCACGAAACCAAAATATGCGATCATTTTACATAATGACGGGCAAGATTGTGTGTTAGCCACATACACTACATCGAAAAAGAGGTCTGGGGTTAGTGATTATGTGCATGGGAAAAATCCTTCTGGATCTAATGACCCTAAATCTTATGTGTTTCTTGCCAGTAAGGATGTAGGCACATACAAAGACGGCAATGGAGTTACTCAAAGCTTCAGGTTTCCTGAAGATAGTACGGTCGTTCCAGATTATGGTTATACAAAGACCTCCACGCATAGCTTATCATTGAATGTGCCTGATTTGACTTTTATATGTAGTTTGTTTGAGAAAGAATACTTGGATTTGATTTATATGCTATATCAAAGCAAGAAAACTCCTCGGGAGTATAAAAAGATATTTGAGAAAATATTGCAGGATAAACTAAAGTGAAAGGTAATATCATATTAATAATAGAAGAGCTCCTTTCCGTATCATTATAAAGCCTCCCTTAAAAGGTAAAAGCGTCGTCAACACAAATTGGCGGCGCTTTTTTTTTTGTCTCATCCCCTTCCGCAAAGAACTAGCAACAACCTCGCAACAAGCTAGCAAGGAGATATTTATTTAGCAAGGCACTTCTCTGGATTTTTGTGGTGTCCGGGATAACCCGGAATAACCATAAAATTCATGATATATGGAAGCAGAGAAAATTATTAAGGAGAAAGAGATCGTCCATGAGGATGAGCACAAGGATTACGCAAGCAAGGGCGTGGGTAACGCCGGCTTGGCATTGGGTATCATTGGTACGGCTCTTGGAGCTTGGGCGGTGTCACGTAACCGTGGCGGCTTGTTCGGCGGTGGCTGGGGAGCCGGTATGCCAGAGAACGTTAACATCAACACGACCACAGGAGGCGGTGGTGGTTCCGGGGTAGGCGCTCCGACTGCGTTCATGGCTTGGGAAAAGGGCTGTGAGGAGGCGTTATCGCTTACAAACGCAATGTGGGGATTGAAAGTCTCAGGTATGCAAGCCGATTACGATCACCGCCAGACGGATATCGCCGAGAAATTCGCCTTGTGGAAGTCACAGGTAGACGCTGATTTCGGATTGTACAAGTCACAGGTAGACGCTGATTTTGGTCTATACAAGAACCAAAGAGACCAGTTCGATGTCTTGAAGGCTCAGATCGATGAATTGAGGTGTCAGGTGGCTGTAGGTTCGGCGATTCGTCCTTACCAAGACAAGTTGCTTCAATGCGAGATCGAGAAGGCGTTCACGGCTAGTGTCAATTACACCGATCGTAGAACCAGCCGTATGATCACGGGAGAATTGGTATTGCCAAATACCCCTACGGTAACAGGCTATCCTAGCTACAATCCGTGCTCATGCCCGGCATCCGCTCCGGCACCTACGGCTTAAGGTAAAGTTAGTGGCTTGTGCTCCCTAGGGGGCGCTTGCCGCTTTCCTTTTTTTAACCACTAACAGTATTATCATGCAGACAAATGTTTTTTTAGGGGGGAGTGACCCTGTATTAGGTAGCAACCCTTATAATCCGAATATAAGCGAGATAGAAGCAAACATTCAGCGTCTCCAGCAAGCGCAGCAACAGATGGAGATTCAGAAGCAACGTATGCTTAACCCTTCTGCGCAACAGGCCCAAAGCCGTAATCCGGTGTGGGACGAGATAGATAAGCTCGTTAGCGAGATGTCGGATAGCGAGTTCGAAATGGTCAATAACAATCCGGAGTATCAACAGTCCTACCAGAAGGTAATGGCTATCCTTAACCGTGAATACATGCGCGTCATGCGTCCGTTGGTGGAGGAGAGCAAGGATGGCAAGGCCGCCTTGGAGGAATTGTTGGGAATGGCCAAGAAGATAAAGAAATCGGCCTCAGAGGAGGTTAACAAGAACATGGCGTTGTTCGCTGAGTACACGGCCAAATACGCCGATATGCCATACGCCGACTTCCTTAAATTGAAGAATAGCGGAAAAGGAGGTAAAAAATGACACGTGAGGAAGGTATGCTTATCGAATTGATCGATAAGGTCAAGAGACAAGGGTATGCTATCAATACCTTGAGAGAGGAAGTGGAACAATTAAAGAAAGAGTCATATGGAACTAAAGCAACAAGCTCTAGAGCTAAAAAGCAGGCTAATTAACTCGGTGGAGATATGGGCGGAGGAAAGGGTTGACTCTTTCGTCTCCGGTAACACGGCTTTCAAGCCCCTTGGCAAGTATCTGAAAAGAGGTGTCCACAACATCCTCGTGCAAAAGGACAAGGAGATCACCGATAAGGTGGAGGGTTTCATGATGTTCGTCGCTGACGAGAACGGCAATTACGATAAGGAAGAGTTATTCGATGACGCTATGAACGTATTCAAGAGCATGAAACCTTACAAGTTCGAGCAAGGTTTCTTGAAAGGCACGATCGGGGAAGGCTCCATCTTGATAGAGCTTCCAGATAACGGACTCATGAATTTTATCCTTGGTGACACTAACGCTATCCGTATAACGGAAGCGGATTTTCTGGAACTGAAATCAATATTCACAGAATAAAATAAATGACAGGGTATGAGATACAAGGAATTGATGAAGGACTATCATTCGAAAGGGATGGTATCCGAGAAAAAGATGTGGGAGGCCATATGCGAGCTGGACGAGGCTATGGAGTGTCTAAAAGAGAAAGATCCCGACACGTATGACGAGGCCATACGTGATATACATGAGGTTTTTTGCGGTCCTCATTATAATGAGCATTTCGCTAAGATGGACGTGGCGGCAATGCACCATAAAGGCAAGTCGGGGGAGGATAAGGGTGAGCACTGGAACATCCAGCAAGTAACCGCCGTCGCTAAAGGCATGAGCGTACCGGGCAACGCTAACATATGGGATGTGTACGTCGCTCTTAATGCGAACTGGCACGACAAGGAGGTGAAGTTCTCGGAATGGTTTGACCATGACGCTGAAAAGAAAATCATCGAGGACGCTATAAATTTCTATTTCCTTGACGATGACGCTCCTGAAGGCAAGGTCTGGATTTATATGTGTGCCATGGATGACTAAGACACGATCACATAACAAGAAAAGAAACGATTCTGTAAGACGGGAGATAGACCGCCTTATAGAATCGTTGTCGTTCGAGCCTATAAACTTTCATGAGATTAAGGCTAGGATAAGGTACCTGATGAGCATAGAAGGGAAAAGAAAGTGACATTACACATTACACTTTATCCTCTATGCTGACATCAAGGCTTGTCGTGCCTTATTGAGCGCATCTTGATCAACATGTCCGTTGATCGCGTTCATTTGATCCGATGGGATACCTTGGATATTTCCACCTTGCTCAACCGCTTGTTTGTTGGATTGAATGGACTGAAGTATCTGGTCTGATCCGGGGTAATATGATAGTGATAACATTTGCTCTGCGGAAATGGCTCCGGCCATCCATAATTCCTTCACCAAGTCGTTTAACATCATTCTCGCTACCGGAGATTCAGCGGATTCCTTGATGTTGACCTTGAAATCTATATCTTGGACTGTCTTCGGGTCATACTCATTATAAGTGGCATAACCCGCGGATCTCTCCATCGATATATTCCTTGGGGATTGATAATATTGATGGATCGTTTTCATCTTTTTACGAGCGATCTCGGCCTCGAACGTGGAGAACTTGGTTAGTAACGTAGCGATAGACGTAGTGGAGTTCTGTGTTTCCATGGCGTATCTGCTTGCCGCCGTTGATCCCGACGGGGTTTTCCCTTGCAAGGCTTCCGACACGGACGTTATATCGTTTATGAAACTCAATTGTAATTGCAATAGCTCCGTGGTACCGATATTGGTAGAGTTCGATGTTATGACTTCCGGTTTGTTCCCGCTCTTGGACGGCTCGTAAAAAATAAATGATCCGATCTCAACGAATTGCTCGGCGAACTCACGATTGGACATCCCGTCCGGAACGGAGTCTTTAGGGATCATCTTTACTCCCTTTACCGCTGATTGGATAGCCAAGTCGTTAAGCATGATCAGCCGGTTGATGTATCGTTGCTGATCTATGATAACGGAAATAAAAGGAACTGTCCGTCCATTCACCAAATAGTGTAGCTTGTAAATATAGGGGTGAGACTTATATTCATAAGGCGTGTCATACTCGGTAAGTACACGTCCGTCCGGTGATAGCATTTGGAAATGCCAATATTGATCTATTATATAGGTGTATTCTATCAATGGGATCTCCTCCGGAGGTAATCCCTGTGACATTCCCATACGCATACGATCCTCGTTCTCTCTCTTGATGACAGGAAGATCGCTAAGCTCTATCCTGTATATAGGATCATCGGTGTCCATGATATCCACGCAACGGTATCTAGGCTTGTTCTCCAGTGTCCAAACATGGTAGGTCCGGCACAGGTCGGCGGCGGGAGGCGTGTCGAAAGACTCGTCCATGAAACGATCCGTCTGCTGGGTTCCCAGATTTTCCATACGATTGAGCCAAGGTGAGTAAATCTCCTCCAATTGCCTGTAATCATACTCGGACTCCGCTAATACCGAGGCCAGCTCGCCTAATGTATAGTCACGGATCTCCCCGATCAAGGAATCATCCCAGTGCCTTGGATCATTGGCTTTCGACTCATAGAAGAAATAGGAAGGGGTGACCACGTAGGTGTAGCTGTCCTCTATATCGTCATGGCTAGACCATTCTTCCGTTACCACGGCGCATCCTCCGCAAATAAACTCTATCATTTCGGAGGTGAGGACATCTTTCATAAGGTTATTTTCCCAGTTGGTCTGTAAAGCGTCCGTCATCATCTGTGACTTGGTATCCGCGTCTTTCTGCCGGGCGAAACATACGGGAAGGGTAGCGGTCTTTGCGTATAACCCGGCCAAAGTATTTACGATCTTGAAAAGATGATTGTTCTGCAAAGCGACCCCTCCCGTACGCCTCGCTATCCTATCACGTTCCTTCATCCTTTTCCCGTCCTTGTCCACCACGATATCACCCCATTGGTCACCGAACACGTAACGGAAATTACGAAGACGGGTGGCCCTGAAATCGCTAAGGTTTTCCCAAGCGTTTTGGCACCTAGACAGTAAAGGTATGTTGGTCTTGTCCGTGCCTGATATCTTGATACGGTGTTTGACGCTGTCAACCGTCGTGGGGCGTCGGGAAAACCGTGATTTAGGAATAAGTCGTTTCATGATTGGTCTTTTTAATCGCAAATAAATCGAATAAAAGGACTTGGTTTTGTCAGAATAACCAAAATAACAAAATAATCATACCTAAAGCCCTATTTTTGCCAGAAAAGGATCACAAATGACATATGAGTTTGAATATATAAAGGCGATAAATAAATGCGAGATGCTATCCAGCTTCGAGGGACGTGATCTCGTCGGGGATAGCGGGGAAAGCCTATATCTAAAGATAAAGATAACGGAACAGGACAGGCCTCTTATAAGGACATATCTGGAACAGGCGGCGAGGGTTCTTGAAGAAGGTATGGCCAAAATCATAACCTCTTCCGCTTATTCGGAAAAAGGGTTCGTATGGGAGGTCAGGACGGAGGATACACGTTGGAATGTCAACAGGAAACTGGACGAGAACCTGTTGGACGCTCTGGTAGGTTATTCTATGATGAGTTGGCTTTCCGATCGGAAGCCTGATAGGATAGGGGTTTATAAATCTTTGTGGGAGGATATGTCCGTCATGTGCGTGAAGAACATATACAGGAAGAATCCCCCGCTATTAAAAAAAGCATGATATGGACATAAATCTAGGTTGGACATATTTAAAGCATGACATAGACCAGTGGACGTGGAGGCTGGGAGATATGAGAAAGGAGGATCCCGGTAAAAGATTCTCCTCGCAGTCCGATGATAACGAGGCCGATGATACTTTTATAAGACGCAAGATAGAGGAGGCGGTGGCGACCTTAAAGGTTTCCTTGTCCGGTATCTTGGAGGATATGCCCGGCGATTCGGATGACTCATTGGATACCGATGCCGTGAATTGGGTGTTGCGCATGAAGGATCGTCGTGGAGGATATGATAGTGAGTCATTGGCGACCTTGGTCCATAAATACGTGGTGTGGTTCGTCCTTTGGAATTGGTGCCTGATTTACTTTGAGGAACTAGCCGGAAAGCTAGAGGAGGAGTTAAAGGGAATAGCGTCCATGATAGAGGAAACCGCCTATTCAAGGAAAGCCCCGCGAAAGTGCAAGAGGAAGCCGTTTAAGGATATCGATGATGTCATTGTTGATGATGTCATTATAGAAACAGGAGAAATATGAGAGACAGGAAAATCATACAGCCACGTGTCGATATGCGTGGATTTGAGTTAACGATAACGCTATTGAGGTGCGAGATTGAGTATGACGTGGATTTCGAGACATGGAAGGTTGGGGATGTATCGGGCCTTCCCGGAAAGGAAAGAGCTGGGCTGGAGACCTCAGAGGAAACGGCGGATTGGATGTTTCGTCAAGTGAATGACGCGTTGTCGGAGGCTACCGGCCATTTACGCGCGTTTTCCCCTTGGGTTCAGAGCCGTGCCGTAACGGACGAGGTGAAGGATGATAGGGAATGGATCATAAACTTGGTGATGGAAAGAGGATGGCGTGGGGATCCTAGGAGATTGGCCGTTTATATCCACCGTTTCGTGGTTGATAGCGTATTATCTTTTTGGTATAGGATGGTAGATCCATCTAGGGTACAGATGTACGCCTCTCAAAAGGAGGTGGATAGAAGAAATATCATAAACGAGGCAAGGGAGACACAGGTTAAGGATGTTTATTTCAGATTATAGATCATGGGAAAAGGTTTTGAGAATGGTCACATGAAGATGGGAGGAAGGGAGAAGGGAACCCGGAATAAGAACACGGAGATAAAGAATTTTTTCCGTGATTTCGTAATCGACAATCAGGAAGAGTTCAAGAAAGCTTTCCTCAAGCTAAAGGATAAGGATAAATGCGCTGTTTATTTAAAGGCTAGTGAGTTCGTGGTACCAAAGGTATCCTCTATAAAGTTCGAGGATGCCAAAAACACTAATTCCGCTATTGAGTTGTTGAAGGTAGCGGCCAGTTACAAGCAAAAAAAATGACATATACCCCCGGCTAGGCCGAGGGGTACTTTAACGCATCCTCCAATCCCTTCTAGTCTCGAATCTTACTCTGGTTCCTGATAATGTATCTAAATCATATAGGTTTGAGAAATAAACGAGCCGATAGTATTTAAAAGCCCTTTGTCTAAGAGATTTAAGCCGAGACCAATTTTTCCTATCCGCGCTTACGAATACCGCTATCTTGATTTTTGAGGACTCATCCTTTCGTAAACCCAACGTCCTAAGATCGACTAGTACCTTTAAAGAGAAAGGATCTCCTAACGTCAAGGCACGTGTGATCGCTATGCCTTTTCTGGTATCTTCAGAGACATATTTTTCCAGTGAGTACAAAACGTTACCTATTTGCACTACCGAGCTTGGATAATCTTGCGCCATGGCCTTGACCTCTTCCCCTACGAAAGTGGAGAATTCCCCGGTGTCCAAAGAATATACATAATGCTTTCTAGTCCCTTTGGGATAAATATGCAATAGGGAATTCGTATAATCATAGGCAATCTTACAAGTTCGCAATGTCTCTACGAAAGTTTCCGTGTCCGGGATGAACAGATCGCTAAAATCCGGGTTGACATTAAAGAATGTCTCATCAATATTTGCTCCTTCCAAGGATGACGATAAAAGGCTGATATCGGAGCCTTGCAATAATTTAAGGCCACGCTCGGTACTGAATACTATCGAGGAATCCAGTTGCGTGATACTATCCGGATTATTGCAAACATCCCTGCTTATAGGTTGGATGGAGGAATACAATCCCGCGTCCGATAATTGCAAGGCCCATATCCCATCGGAAGAGAAAGCGTATAAGGGAAACTGCCCGAATTGCCCTTGGGACAGCGCTTTCGTGGTGGATCGGATACCTACGATCTCACCGGTTCCCACCGTGTTTATTCCCGCCAACGGGAAATAAAACGGGTTATTGACCTCGGACGTATATATCTTGTTTGGCATATTGACCGACTTGTCCGTTGATATTGGTGTGCTATCGCTGCCCGGTTTAAATATGATCGGGGCGTATGAGTCGAAATAGTAAGCCCCGTTCAGCGTGTTATGCGGAGAGAGGGTAACGATCGCTTGGTATCCGTCCGAATTTCGTGTTATCACCATCTTGTATGCGTTAGCGTTGGGGTAATATAGGTAATGCAAATTGATACCAAGGTTATATGAGGAGGATGTTTGAACGACGATATCCTTTTCTCCTTCTCTTATGAAAACCTTTATGCTCAACGTGCTGCTACCGTCGTTGTACGCTACCATAGATTCCGGAGGATAACCATCAAATAATATCCTTTTTATATTAGCTATATTTAACCGCTGGTTATAAGTATAGGAATAATCAGGTATTAGCCAATCTAAATTCTGGTACCCGTCCGCGTCAACAAGTTGCTCTCGATTTTGCAACGATTCCAGCACATTATCCTCTAAAGTGAGAGAGCGTCTTTCACCCCCGTTATAACCGCACAAGTCCTCATACGCTATGCTTGCTACTTTGTAAAACAATGAATTATCCGGCACCTTATTATCCATGGCCTTTCCGGGTAAGACGAATTGATCGGTATAACCTGATCCCGGCAGGGCTATGGATAAAGCTTCCTCGAATGTATGCCTATTGTAATATCCTCCACCTATAGAGTACACCCCGAAACCGTTATCGTCTGATATCTTTTGCGCCCCATTAATCTCCCCATAATAATCAAAGGTGTATATTGGAGGCGTTATGAATATATCAAGGCTTTTAACTATGTCCTTCCACCATTCCCTTTGATTCCCCATTCCGCTGACTTTATAATTAATGGAGCATACCACTGAGGATATAATGAAGTTTACAATGATCTTTGCGTCAAAATCCTCTACGTCCACGTCAATAGTAAACGGAACGTGAGGAGTTACTCCGGACGATGGTATCATCAGTATCGGGGCTGATTGCATGTAAGACGTTCCGTCATATAGCCTATAAGCGTAACGAATAAAGAACGGATATATAAACATGCCTCGATCTACACTTCTCTCCCTAATAAATTTTGAGACATATCCCATCACGGAATTACTGATAGTTGATAGTTGATCTTCCGTAAAGGCTCCATCATAGGGAGGATCAACGGATACGGACAATTGTTCGGTCTTATCCAATGATCCTACCAATCCGAATGACAGGATAGGGAAGGGGGGCTTATCTCCTAATTCCTTATAAAACTCTCCATCCCAAAGTAAATATCTTATAGGATCTTCGCTTATTACAATCAAGGTGTTCCCTATGGACGTGATAGCTTTGGGAATTTTGTCATATTGGTTCGCTCCAATAAGATGGGTCGTTCCGTCCGTATCCGCATAACGTAAAACATTCGTCTGGAAAAAGATATAGTGAAGGAAATCCTTTGTCCGATGCACGTACATAAGTGCCGATCCTTCCGGAAGGGTTATGCCTAATTCTTTCGGAGGCTGTATATTCACCAACTCACCATTCTTGGGTATCAAATTTACGCATTCTGATAATCCCCCCTCGTTCCCGATAGATGGAGAACGGTGTATCCCGTAGGATAATGAAATATCTTGCTGTTCCATTTTTTGCGATAAAATTAAGGGATATAACCAATGGTTTTTGATACATTGATTATATCGCTTGGGTTATTTAAGATTCGGGAACCAGTATGATATCGTCATTTGTGCCATGCCGTAGGATCCCGAATGTCCGGAGTGGGTGCACGGTCTGGATGAACCCCATTTACCTACCCCTAAGAAAGAATCCAACGCCTCCTCTATTTGCGCCTTGATGTGATACAGTTTAGGATCGTCTATTTCCCCGTCCTCTTTATTTGGCACATGTACGGATATGACATATTGCCTACCTGTCTTGTCAAAACAACGTGTCCTGAAATATGTTATGTTTGACCTGTCCTTAAACGCAGTGCCAGAGAGCCGTGCGACTAACCTGTTAAATCTCCATCCTTTTATCCATGCTTCTGATATTGGCAATCCTGTCGCCTTATGGAGAAGTTTGCGTATCGTACGCTTGTCCTTTGCGGCCCTTCTCCTTGTCTTGTCTGTTTTCATTACCATGATCTTTATTGTAAATTTCGATTTATATTTGGCCTTTTGGTCATTCTATATTCGAACTGTTTCATATCTTCTTAGATTTGAATGACTCATTAAGTATCTTGATCGCCAATAACGGATCTTTATCCATTAAAATGTTCCATACTTTTATTCCGGGTTTCACCCTAGAATAATGATGTAGCACTATATTGTTGGCTTTATCCAGTCTTCCGGTTCCATATATCCATAACATCCCGGGATATAACTGGAAGTTTTTCATTATCTTCTTGGCTTGTCTTAATCTCATGATTTCAATTTATTTATTATTTAATGATTATATAGTCCCCGCAATCTTCAATATACTTTATTCCGGCACTATCAAGAGTATTCTCTATGTCCACTTGGCACAGGCAAGATTCTGGTATGATATTGTCATACCCTTCCGCTGGGATCATTTTCGTGATTTGCGGGAAATGATCCTCTAGTTGTTTAGGGGATTGTATTTCTACATCCCCGTCGTAAATAAGTACGCACATAACTGTCATCCAAATATGTAATATTTTCCGGCCTCATAAACCATTTTTGTAGAAGGATCATCCAGATCGCCATCCTCCAAATCACTTTTTGGAATACACACATCCCATAAGATGTTATAGAACATATCTTCTGAATTTTTTTCTAATGCGCATTGCTTGCGTAAACAAAAATCCTCTCCCCAAATGGCGACATCTTGCTGTTGCTCTTCCTGTGTCATACTGGAGATCTTATCACTTAATTCTTTCCAAGTCATATCTTTTAAATTATGAGCCTTCACGGGAAGGCTCGGTTAATACTATTCATTTTTGCTACGTTTCTCGATCATATAAATATTTTTACCATCATTTACCGTGACCAGAAATAACTTATCGCAATTTAGACATTTGCAATTATATAACCCACAGAGAAAAGATCCCTTTATGTATCTAGTCGAATGACAGAATGGGCATTTTATTGAATTATCCATGATTTTCAGGTATTATCATCCAGTGTGTAATGTCTTCATCATCAACATGACCATTTGACAAAGCCCACATACTTTTATTATATCCTTTATTCTCTCTTAACCAGCCTAAGACAAGATGTCTTATAGAATTTATATCAAATAACAGAACCTCTTCTCCGGGTGGCGGTAGCCGATCCTTCACGCTTACCCACGGGGATTGTTTTGCCTGCCATTCGGCACCTGCTATAAAACCGTGGTAATATGCAGGGAATACACTACCGCTACTCCTGCTTTCAGCGAAGAGATGAGCCGCTTCTTCTACTGTCTGTCTCATATCAATCTTGCTCATATTTATTTTCTTTTTTAATTAAACCTATCACATATTCGCATCCTGCTTCAAACCCCTTGTTATATCCCATACTATCACGGCCCTTGAAATAAAAAGAACCTAAGCATAACATAAATCCTATTATCATCAATATGAGTCCTAGGCCGAAGAAGGGTTGGGAAAAAGATATATGGAAAGGCTTAAACTGTATTGTCATTCCGGAGGATAATATGAATATTACTGAAAGCATAATGACTGCGGGTAGTATTGCCTTAATCATTTGATCCTCCTTTCAGCAATTCGAGATTGTCATAAACATTCCCAATAACACTTCCTTGGCACACCTCAAAGTCTAGCAGTTCACATGGATTAACCCCATCTAGGGATATGCACCATCCTGTATGTTCATACAAGTCAATTACTTTGGGAAACTCTCTTTTCTCTTCATGTTTCCATGTTGAGAATATAACGGCATAAATACGTCCGCTTGGAGCTTTTATTAAATCCCCCTCGTAAATCTCCTTTCCGTTCTTGTCTTTTAGGCCTGTGTACTGGCCTACGGTAGTTTCATCAACATAAGGTGTTTTATCATAGTTTTCATTAAAATGATAACCATCATCAATGAATTGTCCATGAACACCAATAGCTGTTTCTCCATCATTCCATTGCAATAAATCTCCATACACCCACTCTTTAGTATTAAGATTCTTCCCTCTGAATTTAATCTCACGCATTTGATCCTCCTTTCTCTAAAATATCCTTACAAGCCTTGCTATCACACCTTACCGTTTTTTGATGGAAAGCGCACCAAGCGCCCCCGTTTGCGTCTTCATCCTCGATAAGTCGGCAATCACCGCATTTATCTGTTAGGTATTTCTTGTCAAGGTATCCTTCCTTGATAAGCCATTCAATCATATTCACAACAGCATCTAAGACATTCTTTTTCATAACCTCATGCTTGCAGTCGTATCCCAGTTCTGTGTATTGGATGAACCAATACACGCTATCTTTTGTGATTTCCAAACTTAAATCGGGTCGGTTGCGTTGTGAAATCGTGGCAGGAAGCATGTTTATCAGCTTGGATAGAGACCAAGCCGGGAATGCCATATCTTGATCCACATGATTTTCAACCCTGCCATATTCAAATGCGACCGGTAATTCAAATTCATCCAAATATATGTCTGCCGTATCCGGTCTCACCCCGGCCTCTAACAGGCGTGATGATTGTTTTTTATTCGTGCAAATTTGATTCATATTATAATTCGTTGTTAAAATATTCCTTATTATCCACATTTACCCCTCCTGTATTATGACATCCCCATCCTTATCCGTGAACACGTCCACTAAATCGTAGTAATATTGATCGTCGGACGTGCGGATCATTACCTCCGCTTCCGGGTCTTGCTCTTGTAATAGAGCGATTAGTTCTTTATTTCTCATGATTCACCTCCTTCCTTCAATTCCGCTATGAGCGCATCGGCAAAAGCTACGGCATATTCTGCTTGTGTTTTAAAAGCGCCTTCATAGACTTCTCTGCTTGAATTACTAAGAAACGCTGCCATCATTTCTTTTGCAATCTCATATCTGCGTTGTTCCCAATCAACGGCTTTATCCTCCGTCTTATCTATAACCTCTAGATCCTCTAGAGCGTTGAGTTCCTGTATGAGATCAAGCCCCTCGGAATCCACATAGCGCACCCAATCCTTTTTAGGACAGGCTTCGGAAGATTTGAAGGCGATAACATCAACGATTTCCCCAGTCTTTCTTATTCTCGCTTTCATGTCAATTTGGATTTAATTGTTAATCTATAATTCTTTAATAAATTGTAAAACAACCGTTTCTTCTCTATATATTTGAGTCCCTTTCTTCTAAGCCCTCTTTTTGTTCTGGATACAATCATTTGGCATCCGCTAACACCGATATATATACAATTCTCATGATGTCTCACGGCTTCTTTTAACGTTGCTTGAATCATTAGATTACAATATCTATAGCTGTCATTCTGAACGCCTTCGTATCCTTTGCTCATAATGAAATGTCCGATCTCATTGGCTTCCTGCCTTGAATAGCAAATCGTGAATATGTTATCCATTTTGTTTTTTTCTGGAATATCTATATCCCTTATTTTTCTCATATCAAAACAATGTTTTCTCAATCTCGTAATTATATACCAAAACCTCCGTACTCTCCCTTATCCGAGAGTGAACGGCCGTATGAGTGGTGACTTTTACTTCCTTATGGTTCCATTTGTTTTCATTGACAAAG